TTAGTATTACAGATTTCTTAGATGAAATGTACGAACTTAAAGGCAAATATAAAAACAATGTATTAGCAGTAAGTTTAAATTTATTACGTTTTCCAAGTTTTCAAAGTCCACTAGCATTGCCGGTGCACCTTAAAGATTACTGTTATAACAATCTAAATGATTGGTATCAAAAAAATAAAGATGGCGAACTTTGGCATGCTCATGAACTTGCAAGTATTGAACGGTTAATTGATTACTTAGTTACTGTTGACTCTCCGCATAGGCGCACAAGCAATCCTGTAACACTATGGCGCGACTTCAAAACATTTTATGCACAATACGATGTAAGACGAAATAAAAACATAAACGTGTTTCCTAAAATCCTAACAGATTGGATAGAAAGTATTCCTAATACAGATTCAAGTATTATGGAACTTGCAGAAAAAGAAGGTTGGATATTAAATCCTGATCCTAAAAATATTAAAGAAGCACTTAGTACTTATGAGTAGAATAGAAAAAATATCAGCGTCAAACGTTAAAATTACAGATTTACATGAATACAATGAAATGGTTAATCTTCATTCTAGCGCAAACAATCTCATAGGAAAGAATTATACAACGCCGGATATCTTATATTCGGCGACTAAACAAAAAGATCATCCTTGGGAATATGCTATAAACTCATATGGGTTTCGTGGACTAGATTGGACATTTGAAAAAGGTCCTGCATTTTTTGGGTGTAGTTGTACTTTTGGATTTGGAGTTGAGACTCCAGTATCGGAGTTACTTGCTAAAAAACTAGGAGTTGATGTAATACCTAACTTAGGAGCTCCGGGTGCAGGATTTGTTAGCATAATAAAGTTATTTTCTGCATTTACTAGACTGCATCCTGTAAGTGACGCAATCATAATGTTACCTGGTCCAGACAGAGTGTTTCTTCCAGAATATCATTTAGCTAGCAAGTCTTGGATTCATAGAAATTTCATTTTAAATTATGTGCGAGGTGACAAAAAGTTCTTTAAAAAAGTAGTTAGTATATTTAATGATGACGTATCAACATCTTACCTTTCAGATTATATTGACTGGGCAAATGAAATTGCTAAAAATAGAGGCATTACTATACATTGGGGATCGTGGAATACCGACACTATAGAATTCTTGGCACAAAAAAATATAAATGCAACGATATTTCGGGTCGATCTCGACAAAGCAACAGACGGCGCCCATCCTGGGCCAAAGTGTCACGAAGAATTGTCTAATGTAATTTATGATAAATTGACAGACAATATAAAAGGTAGTATAATAAAGTAATGTATGACATTGTATTCATAAGTTACCAGGAACCTAGTGCAGATATAAACTACGCTACCTTAAAGGCTAGATTTCCTTATGCTAAACGTGTACACGGTGTAAAGGGAATACACCAGGCGCATATAGAAGCAGCTAAAAAGGCTGTTACTGACATGGTGTGGATTATTGATGCTGATGCTATTTTGTTTGACAGTTTTAATTTTAGTTACATACCTAGTGTTGATGATCAAAACACAGTACATGTTTGGCGAGCTAAGAATCCAGTTAATGATCTAGTTTACGGTAATGGCGGAATAAAGTTATTTCCAAGATTAGCAACAGTTAACATGGATACAACTACTAACGACATGTCTACAAGTATTAGTGACAAGTTTAAAGTAGTAGACGAAATATCAAACATAGCAGCATTTAATGTTGATGAATTTAGTACATGGCGCAGTGCTTTTAGAGAATGTGCAAAACTAAGCAGTAAAACTATTAAAGGACAAGTAGATGATGAAACAAATGAAAGACTTAGAATTTGGACAACAGTGGGAAAAGACAAACCGTTCGGCGAATACTGTATTAACGGTGCTCGTGCTGGCATGGAGTTTGGTCTATCTAACAGCTCTGATCTTAACCTCATAAACAACTTTGATTGGTTAGAAAGACAGTTTAATGCATAGATTAATTGCATTTGGATGCAGTTGCACATACGGGGTTGGATTGCTTGACTGTTTTGTTCCGCCGACATCAGCCGGTCCAAAGCCTAGCAAAACTGCCTGGCCAGAAACCCTTGGTAAATTGTTTAATGTTGACGAAGTAATTAACAAAAGCCAACCCGGTGCAAGTAACAAATATATTTGGAAATGCATAACTGATTTTAATTTTAAAGATACTGATATAGTTTTTATAAACTGGGCACAATTAGATCGTTATGCTATATTTAATTCTGATAACAATTGTCATCAAATCGGCAATTGGAAAATATCTTGGGATAAAAGAAGCAAAGTATATTATAAACAGATGCATACTGATTACGATAGCAAATACGATTTTTATATTAGAGCAGATCATGCTAGTAGATATTTAAAGTCGATAAATGTCCAGCACTATCATACTGCAATGGGCGTTGATACTAACGATGCAATATTAAAGTCCCCACAATGGTTTAGTGTTGACTTTATGAACACTTCGTTGTATAATATAAGAGACTTGCATCCACTAGCATTAGACAATATGCATCCTGGACAAGAAGCACATGATCATTTTGCAAATGAATTGTATTTAGAAATAAAGGAACAATTTAATGATTAATATTGTAGTTACAAGTAAGCCAGTAGATGGGTTACTATATTACAGTTACGAATACTGTGATATGCTAAACAATGCCGGTTACCCTGCACGAGTTGTTATTATTTGTCACAGAAAATATAATCAGCGTGACTATGTAAATTCTATCACACGTAAGTACATTCATTGTAATCGTGTTTGGTTTCCAGATACATATGTGCCGTCTGACGATGATGTTACACTTATTATGGGCAGAAGTATGATGACACTAAGCTGGCAAAGTTTTAATGATTATACTCCAACGCAACAGCTATCTTTACGCGGATTATTTAGCGGTAACGTTATAAGCGTATATTCAGAAAATCATGTTGAAGGATATCCTAAAGCAGTTGACTTTTATAAGCCGGAACAAATAGTAGACTTGTGTGACACTGACGTATACCCTAATGGCGCAGGCGCACACTTTGAAAAGACTATTAACTTTAGCATATACAAGCCCTACAAAGATAACATACAATTTAAGCATTTGTTTTTAGGTACTAACGACAAGTATTATGCAAGTGTTGAAAAAGTTATTGACCAATATCCAGATCATGGGATCTTGACATATGATGCAAAGTATGTTAATATAAAGAATAATAATATATATGTACCTGTAGAAAACTTAATGAGCATGTTTGAAACATATGTATATACAAAAGAAACATTTGACCCTGCTCCTCGCATATTTCAAGAGTGCAAGTATTATGGCAAGGATGTAATTTATGAACGGCGAGATCCAGGATTAGACGGCGGCACCATATATTGGCAACGAGATATTAAAGAACCTAATATACAGCCAATCGTAGATGCTATAAAATCATTGACCTATAAATATAATGAATAAGGACAGATCATGAAAATAAGAGCCAAATGTTTAGCGTTTGATAGCAAGGACAAAAAAGGTGCAGCCTACACATCAGACGGTTATATGTTGCCTTGTTGTTGGTTGGACGATCCGCCGGTGCATAGATACGTTATGGAATCAGGATTAAAAGATCCTAAACTAGCAGTAGAAAACAATATTAGTTTGGAAGAAATATTTGGGTCTGATACTTGGGAAAACTTTTTCCAAAAATTAGTAAACGATCCAGATAATTGTTCTTACATGTGTAAAAAGAAATGTGGAATAGAATTTACAGAAAACGATACTGAGGTACGTAAAGCTGAAGAAAAATTAGAAGTAGTGAGGCAGGCAGGTGGAAAGTAGACTTACTGATTTATATATTGAAAAACAAAAGTATGTAAGGCCTAATATAGATGCATCACATAGATGTGTCTTTAGATGTCCTCAATGTATTAGACAAAAAATCACGAGCCAAGAGCAAATTAAACGTTCGTTTGACCTACAAGAACACAACTTTAAAAAAATAATAGATTATTACGAATACGGCGTTACATTTTGTGGACAAATAAGTGATCCCATTTATCATCCTAAATTTTTAAATTTATTAAAAATGTGTGATGAAAATAAAACAAAAGTTCGTGTTGCAACAGTCGGCAGTGGTAAAAGTGATGCCTGGTGGGACGAAGCATATAGTTATAACGTAGGATCAAGCGCCTGGTTCTTTGGTGTTGATGGTATTGATAAAAAGAGTGAGTTATATCGTATAGGCTCAAACTTTGATGATGTATGGAACCGTATGAAACAAGGTAGAGATCTAGGACACGTAATTGTATGGCAGTATATTATATTTGGTTACAATGAACACGAAATTGATCGTGCAATTGAAATAGCTAAGGAAGAAAACTTCTCAATTGTATTCATTAATACTAACAGAGGATTCAATGCTACTCATCAATTACTAAGACCTAATGTAGACTTTAAATTAACAAAGCCAGATCAAAAATATCAAGAAGACCGTTTGAAGAAAGAATGGTGGGGACATACATCAGAAATTTTTAATATCTGGAGGAGAAATAGTGCCTAGGTTCGAGAATAAATGAATCGTGAATCATTAGTAAATAAAATAAAAGACGACTCTATTTGGTTTTGTCCTAGACTGTTTGATCACATATATACTAATCCAGATGGTGATTATAAGGTATGTTGTATTGGTACATATACCAGTCTTAACACATCAACCACTACACCTAAAGAATGGCTAAATTCTGACTTGTTAACTGCTGCAAGAATTGAAATGCTAGACGAAACAGATGCCAGCACTCCTGTTTTAAACAGTCAATGCCGGCGTTGTATGGAACAAGAAGCAAATTACGGAGAATCTGACAGACAGCATCATAATATGAGATTGTTAGAAGCTGTTGACAATGACCAAGACTTTTCGTGTATAGATCAAGTACTTTCGTTTGATCCTACGCAGGAATATACAATTACAGAAAGATGCTTAGTATTACAAGCAAGAGTGTTCGGAAATCAATGTAATCTTGATTGTTATATGTGTCAACCAGGTGCATCGTCTACTAGACAACTAATGTTTAAAAAACTTGATAATAGAAAGTATATAAAAACATTTGATATAGATTATCCTGATAATATAAAATCTTCTAAAAGCAACACTATAGACGAACTAGTTGAACTTGCACCGTATATACGCTGTTTTTTGCTACAAGGCGGCGAGCCGTTTGTAATGAAAAAACAGTTTGATTTTCTTGACAGGCTAATTGAAAGCGGCCACTCAAAAAATATTGTTCTTGAAATGAATAGTAATTTAACAGTACTAGGAACCACCAAGTATAATATTTTAGACTATGTTGATAAATTTAAACACTTAAATATTAGTGCTTCACTTGACGGATTTGGAAAATATAATGATTATATTCGTCGAAGATCGGATTGGGATACTATTGTTAATAACCTAAACACTCTTAGAAGTTATAGAAATGTTAATATGGGTGTGTTTTCAACAGTGTCATTATTAAGTGTGTTAAGATATAACGAACTACAAGAATTTTGTGATAGAGAAAATTTAGAATACTTCTGTTTTGTAGTTGACGATCCTGATGAGTTGCATGTTAAGCACTTACCTAAAAAACTTAAAAAGAAGTTACGCAAGAAGTATTGCGATCACCCAGTTATTGTTAACGCACTTGCAATGAAGGGCGATAACAAATCGTTTATAGCAGCTATAAATTATATTAAACAATCAGATGAATATTATAAAACAGATATTTTTGAATTATATCCAGAACTAGAGAGTTATTACAATGACAGCATATGATGGCTGGGACCGCGAGTACCAAGAAAACAAACAAGACTACTTAGATGTATTTGACCGTTTTATGAGTCAGATGAACTATGAGAATAATGAAGACTTTGAACGTAGCTTTGCTGAACGTGTAGGACGTAAACATTGTGTTAGTGTAGCAAGTGCTACAGACGCATTACATTTTACATTATTAGCACACGGTATAGGTGCTGGCGATGAAGTATTAGTAACTGACTTTAGTTGGATTAGTAGTAGTGCATGTGCAAGTATGGTAGGTGCTACTCCTGTATTTTGTGATATTGATTTAGATTCATACCACATTAGCTTAGATAGCATCAAACGTATGTACAGTGACAAAATTAAAGCAATTATATATCCGCACTTGTTTGGCAACATGACTGACACTACCGAAATACAACAGTTCTGCAAAGATAACAATATACTGTTTATTGAAGACGCCGCGCAAAGTTTGGGCAGTAGCTTGCACAATGTACATGCAGGCACTATTGGTGATTGCAGTGTATACAGTTTTAACAGCAACAAAGTCATCGCTGGCATTAACGGCGGTGGAGTTGTACTAACCGACAACGAAGACATTGCCAACCGTGTTAAGATGATTAGACGTCACGGTAAAGATAAAGACTTTAGTATGATGGGTTACAATAGCCGCATGTATGTTCTCAACGCAGAGATTATTAATCTACGCTTGCGACACGCAGACCGTAATCAAGAACGTAGACAGCAAATTGCACATGAATACAACACAGCATTTGCAGACTTACCTGTAGTAACACAAGGAATGTCTAATGGACTTAACCATAATTACCATAAGTATGTAGTACGATTTAAGGATAAAGACACTAGAAAACGTGTTAAGAACGCTTTAAATGCTAGTATACACTACGAAACTCCATTAAGTGCAAACAGTATGTATGACAGTGTTGACAGCAGGAGAGACGCTTGTACAGCTTCTAAGACAGCATCAGACACAGTATTATCACTCCCAATACACGCTTGGCTAACTGATGATGAGATAAGTACTATTATAACTACATTAAAGGAAACACTATGAAATTAACATATGGCGGCCAAACTATTGACTTTTACGAGTTTACACATAATAATGTTATAGTGTTATCAGTATCAGGTGGCCTTGATTCTGCATCAGCAGCATATCTTACTTGTAAACATTTTCCTGAAATTGAAATCGTACCAATTTGCTGTAGGGACCTTAGTGCTCCTGGAGATGCAGACCGTGCTGAAAACATTGTTAAGTGGTTACAAAAAGAATTTCCTAATAATAAAATTCGAGATATAAAGATAACTGACTTTGACGACAGGACTGAGTCTATTGTTTCTTATGCAGAATGTGACGAAGCAATTAATCATCCTCGATTTAATTATGGAAATTTAAATCGTGTGCAAATGTCAAAAATAATACAAGTTGATAGAATACTGCGCACAGCGATGGCCGAAAATCTAGGAGCTGTTAGATTAGACGGAATGACTAGAAATCCACCAACTGCTATAATGAAAGAATTAGGGTTTTATGAAAAAGCTGAGCGCAGAAGAGATCACGAAGTTCCGCGAATACAAGAGGCTAGGACAGTGTATGCGCATTGTGAGGCAACTGACCAAGAACCATTTCCTTTAACTGAGCCTGATTGGCTGAATAATATATATCAGGCATATATAAACGTAGATAAAAAGTTTGTGGCAGGAGTCTACCAAGAAAATAATTTAATGGAAACATTATTTCCATTAACAGGATCGTGTGTTGGAACCGCTAGAGAGACCGACAATTTTAAACATGAGTGTGGCAAGTGTTTTTGGTGTTACGAAAAGTCTTGGGCATTTGATTTACCGTTACCTAATGCTATGTTAACAAAAGGCGGCCCTGGTGATCGATCCACGCCAGGTAATGTAAATACAGGCGCCTGGTGGAAAAATTTAAACGACGAAGGTAAAGAAGTTGCTGCCAAAGAAGGATCAATAGTACAGCAAGCAAAGGATAAAGATATTTACTTTTGCACTATTCCGTTCACACAAATATATTCAGAACTAGACGGACAGTATCAAGCATGTTGTTTTGGCGAACCATCCGGAGTAAGCGTAGAAGAAGTTCCATTAAAAGAGTGGATGGAAAAAAGTGACTACATGAATGATCTACGTAGAGACATGACCACACCGGGTTCTGATTTAAAAGCAGTGAACAAATGGTGTCAACGGTGTCGTGGCGACGAAGATCGTTATGGAAGATCTAGAAGAACTAACTGTATGAAGATTCATACTAATGATCCTACTTTTTGGAATAAAATTGAACGACAAGCAGACAAATTTAGAGAAACTGGCGAATTTACTCTAAGAGGCGCTGGTAGAATATTTGAAGTACAATTAAAAATTTATGGTTCAGAGTGCAACTTAGACTGCTTTATGTGTATGCATAATAATTCCACAACACGTATGCAAGTTGCAAAAAACGGAGTGTGGAATGACAACATATTTGGTAAACAGTCTCCGTCACGAGATGCAAAAAACGCACAAGTTATGAAGGATAAAACCGCCGGAGTAACTGAGCAGATTATTGAAATGGCACAATACATAAAAAGCATTAAAATAATAGGCGGCGAGCCTTTGATTATGAAAAAGCATTATGAAATGTTAGATGCTTTAATTGAAACAGGCCACGCTGATAAAATAAGAATTAAGTACCAAACTAACTTAACAAAAACTAAAGCAGGCAAACATAATATATTTAAATATATTCCGCATTTTGAGAGGGTGACAATAGTTGCATCAGTAGACGGTATTGGACCTGTTATTGAGCATATGCGTAGGAGAACAGACTGGGACGAAGTAGTAGAAAACATCGAATTAGTTAAAAAATACCCTAACGTAGTAGTTGACTTTAACGGATTAGTGTCGTTCCTTAGTGTTATGCGATTCTATGAAATGATCGATTGGTGTAAAGAAAATCCAGTCATTAATCAGCTAAATTGGGCGTTTGTTGAAAACCCAAGACACTTAAGGCCTAGCAACTTGCCTAAAAAAATAAAAGACGCATTAATACCTAAGTATAAAGATTGGCC